CGCGATATCTGCCGACAGCGCTTTACCGTTGACGGAACGCCCGGACGGCACGCGGCCATTAGCGTTCGTATTGGCGTTAGCCGCTGCCGTAGCAGCATTGTTAGCGGCCGTCGTGGCTGCGGCGACACGAGTGTCAGTTTCGGCTTTGGTGTAGGCCCCTACATCTCCGGCACCCAGCACGATATCTGCCGACAGCGCTTTGCCGTTAACGGTACGTCCAGACGGTACGCGGCCATTGGCGTTGGTGTTGGCGTTGGCCGCTGCGGTGGCGGCATTATTCGCGGCGGTGGTTGCCGTGGTAACGCGGGTGTCGGTTTCGGCTTTGGTGTACGCGCCCACATCGGCGGCGGTGAGGGTAATGTCAGCCGACAGCGCTTTACCATTCACCTTACGGCCAGACGGCACACGACTATTGGCGTTATCATTTGCCGCCTTCACCGCTTTAGGGGTTGCGGCCAGCAGCTCACTGTCGCTGTTCGTCGCGCTGCTCAGTTGCACGAATCCCTTTGCGTTTAACGTGCCGTCTGGGTGTTTGCGGCTTTTTTCATGTGCATTGATAGCATCATCAACATAGCCCCGCGTTGCTAGTACGACAGTCGGATCAATTTTCAGCGTAACCGCATCGGTACTGCTGACAATCAGGATCATGCGCACTGTCTGAATGCGGCCGCTTCCCTCTTGTAGTAATGGTTTGTACGTTTCGGCACAGTTCCCTATTGCGACCAGATCGCCGTCAGCGTCAAACAGGCCGATTTCACGTATCCAGAATCCCCCTTCATTTTCTGGAATGACCTGTTCCGCAATAATCTGATTGGTATTTACTGGATCAACGCTCAGTGTATTGATGCCCGCCCGTCGCTTTTCATTAATCAGGGCGGTTTGTGCTGGGTTCGGTGTTGGAAGCGTGCCGCCGCCATCGCCGACAGCCATATGCGTGATGTCAAGATGTGAACCTAGCACGGTGGAGTTTGCCAGCTTGGCTGCACCAATATTCGTTAGTAAGACAAAGTATTTCGTACTCATTGAGTTACTCTCATCGTATCAATCAGGTGAACGCCCGCGCCGACGACATCTAATCCGCTAGCGGTAATGGTTTCAGGGAAGTAGGGGTAAACATTAAGTGTGTCGCCGCTGTAGCTAGTGGCAGCGACATAGGCTAAGCCCTGCGTGTCGAGGTTGATATTCAGCCCCAGCAGGTGACGCGACACGGGTTTAGCGTCAGCAATTAGCCGCTCTAATTCGTTAAAAACCTCGTCGGTAATGCCGCTGTCTTGCACGCCAATATCTAACCGAAACGTGCCTGGCTCTCCGCCGTTCTGCCACCATTCGATAATGCGGATCAGGTAGCCGAACGGCTCAACAACGCGACGTAGCGCACCGACTGTGCCTTTGTGCCGATGAATGAAGTAGGCATCTTTTATCGCCTGCCGCTTGATGACTTCCGGCCATTTTTCATCCCATCGATCGACCGAGAATGCCCATGCTAAATACGGCAGTAGGTGCGGGGGACAGCTATCTGGATTGCACAACTGACGCAGCGGGATCGGCGTGCGGGACAATTCCGCGCAGGCTTTGGCTGCGGCAATTTCCAACTCAGATGAACCAACGGGTAACAAGCTGTTATTCATCGGAACCCCCGATATTTAACGTCCAGTTAGCGCAGTAGGATGCCTGGCTTTTATCCAGCACGATATCTGCGGCAGGACTTGCCAAATCAACGCGTTGTATGCCCTCAACATGAAGTGCGGCGAAGATGGCAGATCGGCGGATATCACGGCCTAACCGATGCTGGGCGGTGATATACGTCTGCAAGCGGGCTTCTGCGGCGATGCGGATAGGTTCGGCTTCTGGCCCCGGATAGAAATACAGCGTCGCGATAATGTCATAGGGGATAATGACAGCTGATTGCACCGTCACACGGTCTGCAACAGGTCGCACATTTTCGGCGTTCAGGGCAGCACCAACGGCTTGCAATAATTCATCACTGGCGCTGCCATTTCCTTCACGCGACAGTACGGTTACCGTGACGGTGGCAGGGCTGGGACTAACTGCGCTGGCGTCAGCGACTCGCCCATCGGCACTACGTGCGTGAAATTCATAGGCCGCGGTTGGCCCCGCAACACTCAGCCCCTCAAATGCCTGTTGCGCGCGTGTACGCAGATCGGCGTCAGACTCCATGACCGATTCAATGGGGGGGATCGCTTCTGTATCTTCTGCGGTGATAACCAAACGCTGCACGTTAACGTTGGCAGCAAGCTGATCAAGATCGGTTCCTGCTGCGTAGGCCAGCATGGTGGCGCTGGCCGCTTCGTTAACCCGCTGACGCAATAACAACTCATGATAGACAGACAGTTGCAGCAACTTTGTTAACGGCTCAGATTCCAGCGCCAGCGTGCGCGTGATGGCATCCCGTTGCTCGACTGGAAGCAGTGCGATAAACATCGCCTTGCGTTCCGCATACAACGTTTCGTAGTCCAGTGTTTCAACGACATCGGGCGCAGGTAACAGGGACAAATCAATCAATCCGCTCATCATGCCCCCTGTAGTGAAATCATGGTGTTAAATTCCGCCAGATTATCCGTGCGCTGCGCCTGAAGCGTGACGGCAACGAGTCCGGCACCACGGGTTTCCAGCGTAATTTTTGTTGGCGTAATACGCGGCTCCCAACGCATTAATGCGCTGTAGATGGCTGACGTTATCTTTAGTTTTATTGCGGGCTCTTGAGGCTCGTCAATCAGAGAAAAAAGCTGTGAACCGTAACTGCGCCGCATTAGTCGGCTACCAACAGGGGTGAGTAAAATATCGCGCACTGACTGGCTGATATGCTCATCATCAGTAATTGCACGTCCGTTACGGGCATTCATGCCGATGTATTTTTCATTGCTCATTGCGGGCCGTCCGTTCTGCTACCGCCGCGCTGTACGCCGCCGTGAGTGTGACTGTCTACAACCACGCCGTTTGATGACATTTGGCCGCCGGTGTGAGTGATATCGCCCTGCATCGTGCCGCCTTTTTCTACGCTGAGCGTTTGCGTGCTGAGATGCTGGGTGCAAATCACTTTCGGGGTATCCAGCGTGATAGATTCAGCCGCTTCCACGATCACATTTTTGACGCCTTTAACGGTCATCGTTGAGGTGTTGGCATCATACGTTTCGCTTGCACCATCGGGATAATCAGTGGTGTATACCTTTGGTGTGCTGCTGGGCGCACTGTGCTGGTTGGAATACAGGCTTAATACGATCACAGCCGTTTCCAGATCGCCGCCTGGTGAAGCCATAAGAACCTGCTCACCTACTGACAGCGGCCACCACGTTTTGGCATCACCCGCACGCTGCACACACCAACGTATCCATCCCGTGGTATTGCCGCCGGTTACCACTCGCGCCAAAAAACGGGAGTGATCGACGTCAACAACCGTACCGATACGGATCAGGTTATTCAGGAGACGGTCAAACTCATTTGAATTCATGGCTGGCGCTCGGTAATTAATTCATAGCGCCAGTTTCATGTGTTGCGCGCGGGCGTACAACGAAAGGGGGTTGTAGGGGGGCGGGGACAACTAATCGGGCTGAATGAAGTCCGTAATGGTATCAGCCACCCAGTCAAGATCGGTGGACGTTAAGCCCAGCAACTCACGAATAGGGTAACGTACGGACGAGCGTCCTATTTTGTCAGTCTCGCCGAACTGGTGAGTATGGGCGATACTGGCTGCATGACCACTGAAACCAACAGCCGCGCTATTGGGTGATGTGTCGATGCGTAAAAAGCGCACAGTGCGCAACTTGCGGAACATTTTTTCTTTACGTGCCGATGTAGTAGAGACGCTATTTACGTTAATGCTGAGGTAACTATAAATATCTGCACGCAGGAACGAGCGTAACCCGTATCGACCGGTATCAAAGCCGGTAATCATCCGTTCTCCACTACGACTTTTGCTGCTGTGCCAGTTACGTAACTCTCGGATCTCACCTTTCCACAGAAACCGGACACCGCCTTGTGTGCGGCGCGTTTTCTTTTTGCGCCCTTCGTAAGATGAGCCATCGGGATTCTTTTGCTGTGCAATCCGTTGTTGCTGACGCTTACGCAGCCCCGTAGCAATCTGTCGTGATAAGCGACGGCGTTGATTAGCGGCCAGATGCTCGACAACAGATTGCAGATACCCATCTAACTCCTGAAACAGTGCATCGTTCTGGCTCATTGCTAACCTGCCGTCGAGTCATGAATAACGGTGTTGGCCATCTCGTCTTTTACCAGTAATCCCCATGCGTCTTGCCCTTCCATCGGATCAGGTGGCGGGTCAGCCCGATGACGAACATTGATTTCGCCAGCCTCATTACGGGTGACAATCACCGCCTCATCAGCCTGAATGCGGATTAACAAATCGGCAGTGCTGTTACTCAGCAAATCGGCTTCGAACGTAATACCCGTTTTACGCCGTTCTGGGTTGAGTAATAAATCTGGCTGATAGATTCGCGCCCACATCAGTATTGGCACCATCAGCGTGTCGATAGAATGCGGGTAGTCCATTGCCAGCACCATCAGCGTGTAACGATATTCAAAGGAGGCAGAACGCGCACCGGTACTGATTGCATTCCCTTTCTGTACATAGACGACCAGTTGATCGGGGTTTTCCCGCAGCCATGGCACCTGTTCGCTAATGGTTTTTCTCAGCAGTTCCGCTTTTAGCATGTTGTTGCTCTCTCTGTTGTTCAGCCTGGCGAATGAGCGCTTTATCGTTGTTGGCACTCTCCAGCGCGGCCAGCAGCAGGCTATTCCAGTTAACAGACTGCCCGTAGGTCAGACGGTTATTGACTACTGCGCTCGGTGGCATCGGTATTGCTGTTGGTGTGGTTAGGTTCGCTGGCAGAGGAACGCAGGCCATCGGAACGTAAACGGTTCGCGTAGTCGAGCAACGACACAGCAGCACCATCAGGCACAAACTCATCAGCGCAGACCTGACCGGCAAGTGCCTGATTAATGGTCTGACTACGTGTATCGGCATCTTGTTGTATCTGACGTTTATCATGCTCAGCCTCGCGTGACAGCGTGTTGAATATCTGGAATGTCCGTTGCTGATTATTGATAACGCGCTCGGTGCTATCCCGTTCTTTGATTAACGCTGTCACCTCACCCGAAAGGCGCTGTGATTTTTGTCGGTAGTGATCAGCCAGTGCGATAGCGGCAAGAAACAGCAGCGCGGCTGCTAATATCGCTATAACTTTTCCAGACATAGCACTCTCTCGGCCTCGCGGCGGTTGGTTAACCCCTGCCAGACCCGACCAGCGGCTTTGTTCCAGCGGCGTAATTCGTTACATGCGCCGGTGAGATCGCCATGGTTCAGTTTTTTAAGCAGGGTCGAACGCTCAAATGCCCCCGTCCCGACGTTGTAGATAAAACTTGCCAGTGCGGCTCGCTGTAACTCACTGAGTGGAACCGTAACTAACCGATCGATGGCATGAAACGCGGGCTGTAAATCCTGCTGTAACAATGCGTCGCACTCAGCATCTGTCTTGTAGTCACCGGCCTTTACATCACCAGTATGCCCATAGCAGATCGTCCAGACTCCTGCGATATCACGGTAAGCGGCGTTCTCTTTGCCCTCAAAAAAGCCAACAAAGACGGTAGCTATCGCCAATGCGCACGCGGTAACGACGGGAATGATTCGCTGTTTCAGTACTTCAGGTAACATCACGACCTCTACGCCCTGTTTCCTGCCCATTCATCACGCGCAAAGCGTCCAGCGTTTCAGGCAGGTTTTCATGATCAACTTTCCTGACCAGCTCCCGCATTAAGTCTGTGCGCTGTGCCTGGTCACGCTCTATGTTCTTTTTGTGGTTGCGGTTCACCCAAAACGTGAGCAACCCGATAGCAATCCCTATTAGCGTTGCCCAGTCGCTCAGCGTCATTCGCCCTGCTGTAGCGATCAGCGTGGCAAGCAGATAGGTGATTGCCGATGCCACGCGATCTGTCGTCAGTCCCATAGCTGTATGATTTCCTGTTGTGTTGCCGCAGCGACATCAGGCAGCGTGACCAGCAGGCCAGCCGGTAACAATGGCCCACGCTCACACAGTCCCGGATTTGCCGCGTAAACCCCTTCGGTTACACCGTCTGTTCTGCCGTAGTAGCGCCAGCACAGCAGATCGACGGTGTCATTTTGCTGTGCACGAACTTCCATCAGACCAACTCAGCCAGGCCGCGATTAACACCGAGGATGTCGCGGATAGCCCAGCGTCCGTCGCGCCACAGCGTGTCAATCTGTGAACTCAACGCCTCTGCGTGCTTTTCCCCCTCGCGCGTGGTGTCGATATCACGGTAGCCCTCGATCAACAGCGCTTTGGTGATGGAATACACCGCACGGCGATAGCGCCAGACCAAAACGGACTCGCCATTGATCTGGTCGATTTCGCCAGCGCTATCGGGTTTAACCTCTGACAGAACGGCAAAACCACGTTGCGCCTGACCGCTTCGCCAGTCGGCCAACTGTCCGTTAACGTGCGCAACCGCTTCTATGGCCTTATCCATCAGGCGATCTGTTGTCACTTGCCCGTCAAGACGCATCGCGCGACGCAGAGCGGACAGGACAATCACTGGCCAAAATGCATGGCTCGTCACTTTCGCATCACCATCGTTGATGGTGTCCTGCGTGGCCGGCCCTACCGGCTCTGTGGCAATCAGGCTCATGGCATTACCTCAAAAGACAGGCGGTGGACGACGCAACACGACACAATAAATTGCCCGTATTACGCCGTGCCGCCTGGTGCGCGGGGGCACGTTTGGTTACGACGCGCTTTTTCGGGCGCGTGGTTTCGTAGTTCGTGATGATTTCGCCGCCGTCGATTTACGCGGCGCTTTCGTTGCTTTGGCTGCGGGTTTGTCGGCTGGTTTATCCGCAGGTGGCGTAGGTGGGGCGTCCGTGTTTTCCGCCTCTGGCTCAGTTGCTTTCTTGAGCGCCCGCCCCAGTAGCTCGATGTCGCGTTTAACCCCGATGCCATCAAACAGCGTGACAGCGCGTTGCAACCAGTCGCGCGCGGCGCTCAGCTCGTTGGTATCCAAACGCAGGGTGTAGCCCAACGTTTTGTAAAGTTTGGCGCGCACCTGATCAGGCATGTCTTCGCTAGCGGTAAGCCGTTCCAATTGCAACAGCAGGTCAGCAGCCAGAGGCGCAACGCTAACATCGGCTTTAAACGCTGCCAGTGCGGGATCGCAAATCTCATCAACCAGCGCAGTGGCAACCGTGCGGGTGTACTGGTCGGGCATCGGCAGGCGATGGCGCAGTACATAATCAGCAATACGCAGCGCATCACCCACCAATCCAGCATCAATCGACCAGATCATGATTGTGGTCAGCACTTCATCAGCGTGGCCGCTATCTGCCGCCAATACGCCATTAACCCAGCCCTGATAGTCGGGTAGCAGTTCGCGCTTTAGTTCGGCCTTTGTCGTGGCAGACTGCACCTGGCTTAAACGGGATTTATCCATCCTCAGCCGATGTAATTGCTGTTCGTAGGCGGTGCGCTCAACGTCACCGCCGTTTGATTTGCCGTGGCGCTGGGCCATGACAGTTTGAAAATGTCGCTGCGCAGGTGTCAGCATGATGCCCCCTTGATGCAGGCCGCGTGTTATCCGGCCTGCTTGCCGTTGAAATTAGCCTTGCGTCGGTGCTGCCGCGGCAAACGTAATGCCTTCAATCAGGCATCCGGTGCCATAGTCTTCAATGACATAGGCGTCATTGGATGACTCATAGGTCGCAATACGATTGCGCTCAGGTTCATCACGCACGGCACGGCGCTGCTTATCTTCCTGCCAGTAGATCGACAGATTGCTAAACGGGGTCACGAACATGCTGCCATCAGGGAAAGACGGTGCAATGAAGGTTGGCAGATTGCCGATAGCCTTACGCGATACCAGCAACTGACCGGCCAACGATTCAGAGTTAGGATTGTTGGTATTGATGGCGTTAATCAGCGGGTATTCTTTGCTGACCATGATCTGACGGCCACAAATGACCACTAAATCTTGTGATGACTTAAACCACTCATCCAGCAGCGAGTTAACGGCGTCATAGATCACGGCGTCGAGGTTGCCGTAATCCCCCTTCGCGATGACTTTATTTTCATCATCACGACTGGTGACAGTGATGTTTTTCATCACGCGCTGTGCGGCATGGAGGCGATATTTCTCCAGCCAGCCGATATTCACATCCTGCAACAGCGGGTTGGTTGCCAGATCGGATTTAGCGGCACGCGACGTACCGTTAAAGCCAATCATGATGCGATCCAGCGCTTTACGTTTGATGATCTGATTGCTAATGCGCTGCTGAAAGTCGGGGAACTTGGCCCACATATCCAACTGCGGATAGCTGATAAAGGTATCCGTATTGGTTTGCTCACAGCGGAATTTATCATCATCCATCGTGTGAACCGATTTCGGTTCACGTCGATCGGTGCTTGATGTGTTCGAACTTGAAATAGGGCCGCTGATACCTAACCCCAGCTTTTGCCCCTCTTGATCGGATACACCGGTGATATTGATTTTTTGCAACAGCTCGCTGGATTGCTGAACCTTATCTTCCAGCTTTTGCTGGATTGACGGTGCAACACTGAACTGCTTGGTAACGTGATCAGGTTGGACGCCGTTAAGCTCGGCCTGGCGGTTAATGTAAGCGTCGTACAAAACGCGGGTTTCGTTCTTCATGTTAGGTTCCTGCGATATTCGGTTTAAAGGGTGATTAGCAGTCAGCTAACACGATGCCGGATTGCGGATTGCCGCCGGAGGCAGGCGGGCGCTGGCTAAAGTTGCCATCCTGTCCGGCCAGTTGTTCTTTCAGATCGGTTAATGACTTATTCAGCGTTTCCACGTTGCCCTTCAGCTCGGTGTTTTGCTTTTGCAACGCACTGAATGTTTCGGTTTTATCCAGCAAATCACGCTGACTTTGAGCGATAAGCTCAACGGCCTGTTTCAGCTCGCCATTTTCTTTACTGAATCGTTGCTGACTGCCGGTTAGCAGCTCGGTGATGCGGGAAAAGAAGTTTCGGCCAGCGTCGCCCACTGGCGCATCGTCTTCAAATTCCAGCGTGATCGGCGTATCAGCGGCCGTGAAGAAACATTCAGGGCTGGTTTTTCGCCCGTCCAACGGGCCTTTTCCGCCGCACTTGGCGTTAAATTCCAGAATGCCGACACCCAGACTGGCCGGATCATCCGTCATTCCCAGGCCCATCAAATAGGCCTCGCCTGTGTCAGCAAAAGAAGGGTGAATTTCAACGCTGGGGTAAATCTTCTGGCGTTTTTTGTTCAATGCGACCATTTCATCAGTGGCATCAATCTTGATTTGTAGCGCCAGCTTGCCTTTGAGCGGCCCGTCTTGGATCTCAAACTCGCTCACTTCTTCTACGTCGCCATATGCACGAAAATCACTGGTTGGTGAGTAACCGCGAATGTGTTCAAGGTTCACGCGAGCACCGCGCACCTGTTTGTTGAAGTTTTTCGCCATTTGCGAAATGTGCGCACGTTCAAGGGTACGGCCGTCGCAGGTCGCGCCTTCAACAGCGGCAAGAAACGGTTTTGAAATCGGCATGGTAATGCTCCGGTGATAACAGGGTGTCTGTCTGATACCCCTATCATCGCCACGCTTCACCGCAGGCGCTATCGGTGCGGGTTGTTGCGGAACCACGACAACGGGAGCCGATATTTTGCCGCGCGCGGGCGCGATAGCCTGTATGCATGAACCTACTTCCCGATATTCGCACAGAAGCCAAAAGCCTTTACTGGCAGGCCTATAGCATCACTCAAATCGCTCAACGACTTGGGGTGAGTAACAACACGCTGTATTCATGGCGACGGCGCGATAAGTGGGATGACAGCACGCCAATCCAGCGGGCGCAGGAGCGCACAGAAGTACGCTATTTACGGCTGATAGAGAAAGACGACCTCACGCCGCATGACTTTAAAACCATCGACCTGTTAGGGCGTCAGATGGCACGTTTTTCACGCGATGAAAGAAAGGATCAGGAAAAGGAGACGCGGAAGAAAACGCCGAAGAACCATTTTACGGACGAACAGATCGCAGAGTTGCGCGCCCTGGTACTGGAATCACTCTACGAGCACCAAAAACGCTGGTACAAAAAACGCAAACAGCGTAACCGCGCGATACTGAAAAGCCGCCAGATTGGCGCGAGCTGGTATTTTGCGCGTGAGGCGCTGTTAGATGCACTGGAAACCGGCACGAACCAAATCTTTCTGTCGGCCAGCAGGGCGCAGGCGTACCAGTTCAAGCGGTTTATTCAACTGCTGGCGTCCAGCATTGGCGTGGAACTGAAAGGCGGTGACGCGATAGTGCTGTCGAACGGCGCAACGCTGTACTTCCTCGGTACGTCAGCGGCAACCGCACAGAGTTACACTGGCAATCTGTACTTTGATGAATTCTTTTGGGTTAGCAACTTTCTGAACCTGCGTAAAGTCGCGGCGGGGATGGCGACGCAAAAAGGGTTGCGCCGCACGTACTTTTCTACGCCATCCAGTGAAGAACATGAAGCCTACACGTTCTGGACAGGGGATTTCTTTAACAAAAGCCGCCCTAAAGCGGAACGGGTAGAAATCGACGTTACCCATAAGGTACTGAAGAAAGGGCTGCTGTGTGGGGACAATATCTGGCGGCAGATCGTCACTATTCATGACACGTTAGAGCAAGGTTTTGACCTGGTTGATCTTGATGAAATTAAGTCTGAAAACAGCCCTGACGATTTTGAAAACCTCTATGCGTGCCGCTTTGTCAGCGTCGGTGAGCGTGCCTTTGACTATACCGCGCTGATTAACTGCGGTGTTGATGGTTACAACGATGATGTCTGGCCGGACTGGCGACCCTACACACAGCGACCGTTAGGTAATCGCCCCGTATGGATAGGCTACGATCCAAGTGGTGACAGTGGCACGGGGGACAGTGCCGGTCTATCCATCGTATCCCCGCCCGCCGTTCCTGGCGGCAAGTTCCGTGTGATTGAGGTGCGGCAGTTGCGCGGCATGACCTTTGAAAAACAAGCTGAGGTCATTAAAGAACTGACCCACCAATACAACGTGCAGTTTATCGGCATTGATAGCACCGGCAACGGCAGCGCCGTGCATCAGCTTGTCGTTAAGTTTTTCCCCGCCGCCGTGAAATATCAATACTCGCCCAGCGTGAAACGTGAACTCGTACTAAAAGCCCAAATGCTGATCCGCGCGGGGCGGTTTGAGTATGACGCGGGGATGATGGAGCTGGCCCGTTCCTTCATGACGGTACGGAAATTTGTGACGCAGGGCGGCATGACGTCGTATGCATCAGACAGAACAAAAGGCAGCAGCCACGGTGACATTGCCTGGGCAACCATGCACGCGTTACACAATGAACCAATCGGCAGCGAGTCGGGCGGTAATGATGGATTTATTCAGGAGTTCTAACCATGTCACGTAAGAAACAGCACTCGCGCACGGCCAATCTACGCGCCCCAGCCGCACAGGCCCCCGTAACGGGGGAACTGATCCAACAGCCGATTGAGTCACTACAGTCTTTCTCGTTTGGCGACGCACAACCCATCATGGACAGACGCGATCTGTTGGACTGCATGGAGTGCGCCAGAAATGGCCGTTGGTATGAGCCACCGATCAGCACCTACGGCCTAGCGCGAATGTTTGACGTTGCCGTGCATCATCAGTCACCGATACTGTTCAAGCGCAATGTCATCATGTCCTGCTACGAGCCGCACCCGCTGTTATCGCGGCAGGATGCCAGCGCCTTTGTACTCGATTTTTTGGTGTTCGGTAATGCCTATCTGGAACTGAGAAAGAACCGCTTCGGCCAACCGTTGAAGCTGAAGCATACCCATGCTAAGTACACCCGACGCGGGGAGAACCTGGATCAATACTGGTTCGTGACGTACTACGCCAACGATCACGAATTCGAGCCAGGCAGCGTGTTCCACGTTAAAAGCCCCAGCATTCACCAAGAGATATACGGCACACCGGAATATATGGCGGTAATCCAATCAGCGATGCTGAACGGTGAAGCCACGCTGTTCCGGCGTAATTACTACATCAACGGTAGTCATGCAGGGGTGATCGTCTACCTCACCGATCCCATCACCAACAATGCTGACGTCGAACAACTGAAGAAGTCACTGAAAGATGCACGCGGTGGCGGGGCATTTAAGAACCTGTTTGTTTACGCGGCAGGCGGGAAGAAGGACGGCCTGCAAATCCTGCCGTTTAGCCAGATTGCGGCCAAAGATGAATTTACCGGTATTAAAGATGCAACCCGCGACGATATGTTAGCCGCGCACCGTGTACCGCCCAACTTAATGGGGATTATGCCGAACAATGCAGGGGGATTTGGTGACGTGGAGAAAGCCGCGAAGGTGTTCGCCATCAACGAACTCATGCCGATAATGGAAAGCCTGAAAGAGCTTAACGACTGGCTGGGGATCGAGGTACTTCGGTTCAAGCCTTATGCCCTGGCCGAAGGTGCAATGTAACCGCGAAAGTCATTCAAAACCATTCACCTAGCTACCAAACACAAGACCGGACAGCCGCAAGGTTGCCCGGTTTTTTTACGCCTGCGTAAAAGCGCCCGAATGCCATTCTGAGCACTACAACAGCCGAATGATACCGCGATTGACCGAGACCGAAACGGCGCAATAGCGACGCGATGAGGATGCAGCAACATATGAACCAGCATACCCCTCTTATCCCCCTCAGCGCGCGAGGGTTCCCCCGCCACGCCCGCACACGAAAATAGCGCATTTTTATGCAGTTGTGCAGTAGGCACAAACCCGCGCCAGAACTGGCGCGGGAAGGGGATAATAGCATCAAAAAAATTGTGCATTGGTGTGCGGGGTTGTGCATTTCTTACGACTATGTACATTTTGCTATGCACCGGCTGTTTTCAACTCAAGGAATCTCCCCATTTCATTGCTTGAAAGCCTCTACTTCTCAACGAGTAAATGAAAAAATCACGGTATATGTCTTGTACAAACCCTTGTGGGTCGAAGTCTTTAATTACCACTTTTGCAACATTTTTCTGTGGATCATAAT